GATGGCGTCAACACGCCTACCGCGCGACAGATTGCCGACAATTCAGCCTTAGCGATCGATACCGCAATCGGGTTAGGATTGTCGAGGTTCAATCGACTCCAGACCTTTCGATCGGCGTGCGGCCCTTGAATAATCGTGAATTCCAATTGTAGGTATTCGCCATTGCCAGACTTCGTCGGTTTCGTTTCTGTTTTGCTAATCACTACGTCGTATTTCCCGGTAGGGATTACGTCGCTGACGTTCTTGGCTGGCTCAATATCGCGTGCATTAAAACCTGAAAGATCCATGGCTTATCCTTTCGTAATTGCGTGACAAAAATCATTCCACGATAACGGTAGATCTACCGTTACCCCATATCGATTCTTGGCCAGGCACGCTGGCCCTCCGACAGTCCGAAGAATGCGTGCCCCGCCATCCGCACCAATCGAGCGAGCGATCGCCCTAGTGCGGCCAAAACCGGCCCCGTTATCGACCTCGACGCGCATACGTCGAGTCGCAAACAGTACCGCATCGGTCCACTCACATACAAGGCCGCAAGCGTGTTTGTGAAGACGTGGAGCGTACCTATCGTAAGGTGTTGACTCCGGATCCTCAAAACGCTCAACCTTTGCATGCGCTAGCAAAATTACGACCATATTGCGATCGTTGCGCAATACGTCAAGACTTGTTAACAACTCCCGCCATTTCGTAACAGCGAGCATGTATCCCTTGCCATATCCGCCGCCAGCTTTTTCGATGTTATCGACATTGTTTTCCGTGCAGACCTTGTCGAAAATCAGCCGTTCCAGCCAGTCGAGCGAATCAATCACAACTGTTTCGTAGTCGTGATCTAATGTGGATAATTGCTTCAGTGCGTTAACAACGTCATCGTATGACGTTGCGACCGGAAACTGCGCACAATCGATCTCACCAATACCATCCTCCGTAGGGATGAATATTGGCTCTGGACAACCAGCGGCAAAAGTGCTTTTGCCAATGCCTTCCGTGCCATAGATTAGCACGCGCGGCGGCTTGCCCGCTTTCCCTTTCGTTATGCCTGGTATCATCTCGTTTCCTCGTTGCGCCGAATTCTAACCGCTGGTCCAGCCAGCGCCCGAAAACTGGCATGAGATCCAGCGGCACTATCTAGGACGATCACGCACTCGTCCTCGCCATCGCCAAAAACGATCTCCTCATGTATCCGCATATGCTCGATCTCAGGTCCATTACCTTCATTAATCTCAACCACGGCCTTTCCGCCTGATGCGAATTTTAAGGTCAACGTGGTAACGTAATCCTCTTTGCCTTTCACAAAAATCACAAACGATTCACCGATTCGGCGATGAACTCGCAATCCCGGACGGAATGGTATGTCCGTCGTCATGTCATTTCCTCTCATCGTGTGATGGTCAAATTAATCTGACCATCGGTTGGACGGCTCATTGGAGCCGCAATTGTGACGGCTACGTGAGTAGCCTGGCATCCAGTCAGTAAACATGCCCCAACAATAATTATACGGATCATGAGACGATCACTCCATGAATGTAGGAACAGGCGGATCCAGTCTAATGTCGTGATCCGCTGGTTTTGTTTTCGGCAAATTGTTGCCGTTTAATGCAACCCAAATTCGCAATGCTTCGCCATCCAAATCGATCATCGCCCGCATTTCCGCCACAACGCGTAAAGCTTCGTCAAAGTCCTGGCATCTAGCGTTGCGAAAATTGCTGGCACGGTTGCGACAACCGACGCACGATAGACAATCATTTTGGATACTATCACCCAGTTCATTTTTGAGCGGGCATTTCGATCGGCAATCCAGATGAGAGTTGCGCATCGTGGATCGTTCCCGCATCCATACGTATTGCTGTTTGGTTTCAGCGTCAATATATGCTGTCAACGCATCTTGCAGGTCTTTTTGTGCGCTAATCAATTTGCGCGTTTGTCGGCAATCGTCGGCGCGTATTTCGTGGTCAAGATCGCGCGGGTTGAATTCACTGGCTGGATTATTCTGCATTATCCAAACTCCTTCTCTTAACGCATCGAATAAGGTCAAACATCGTTTCAAACATTTCGATATCAATCTCAACCGGATCGCTAAAATAACAGCAATCTTCGTTAACCTGCATGATGCGCTGCTGCGCAAATCCATTGTGCATTTTTATTTGAACGTGGTGCATTGATCGACCGGAAAAACTTTTCGGTTCTTGACCGTGCGATATGTCAACTTTCGCCGGTCCACTGGATACCGTGTTCCAGTCTCTTTTATTCGTGCGCATCATCATTTGATTCATCCTCCCGGCAATACCGCAGAAAAGCTAGAATCCTTGCGGCCGCAACTGCATCGGATAACTCTCTCTGGATCGTGTTAAGCGAGTACATTAACGCGCCGTCAGACTCGAGATATTGACCTCTTGTCAGATCAGCCAGGCTACGCGCGGATTGCGAAACCTCGGCTAGTTTCTGCTGGATCTGCATTTGTGCGTCGGCGCGCAAGTCAGCCAGAGTAACGGGTATCGGCATAATCATCTCCTATCGTCGTCGAGCGTGCCGTCGTGGCCAGCTCCAGTCCTGCACTCGATTGAAGTGCAGTGGTGGAGACGGTCAGAAACGCGGATGGCGGGACCGCACAAAGAAGTCGATGCCACATTCCCCGCCGCTGACGTGCCGTAATGGTTCTCTTTGCTCACGACACGCCTTGCATCGGGACGACCCCGCCATCCGTGATCGGGATTATTCGGCCTGTAGCTTGTTGTGCATTTTAATTACGTCTTTGTAATCAATGTCATTATTGCAGCACGCGTAAATAATTCCACCTGAATATCGAGCGTGCATATCGTCGTCGCTGGTTTCCTCCTGCATGACTTTAGCGGCAGATTCAACGTCATCCGGCGTAAGGCCAGCGGCAATCCATGCCGCCGCAGTAGAGGCGTCCCAGCAACCGATCTCGCACCATGATCCGATCGAGCCATCGTCCTCGATGCCCGCATCGAGCCACTCGTGCGCTGCGTCGGCCACGCAACCGCCAGTGTACATATCGCCACAACCCTTTAAAGTTGTCGCTGCGCCCTCGATCTCGTGAAGCTCTTCAATTAATTCATTCCAGCCGGACAGATTGCTTTCAGCAAAATGCAAGAATTTTGCCGCGCGCGCCATTTTGCGAGCAACGTCTGGCCGCTCCAATGCCTCATTGATTGTCGGCACTGCGAGCTCGACGACTGAATATTCGCTCCAATCGCTGATCGTGTAGTACGATCCGCCAATGTCCATAAGCGCATCGGGATCCGTTGATACAGCGTTAACTTGTTCGCACGTCCGGCCATCGGCGCTGTCGATATAGATACGCGCGCCTTGATTGAGGCCAACGTCTGCATTTTCCTCATTGCCAGCATTAACACCGTCGGCACTTTGTGCCCATGCAATAATAGCAAGGCCAACTGATCCGGCGGAAAATACGTCATCAATTGTCAAAGTAACCATGGCCATCATCTCCTATCGTGTCATCGTGTAATTGCGTCCCAGACCCCGTAGGGTTTCGACCGGCCGCCGCCGGTCTCATCAGTGGGTTAGGTTCGGACGCCGCGTTGTTCGGCAGCGTCAACAATTGCGCTACAATGAGCCCATAGCAACCGATTAGCCGCCGTGTTGTGGCGGCGTCCCATTAGTGGATGACCAGTAGATTCAAACGTTGCAACTTCGGCCTTGTGCACCCGCGCCTTAATTGTTTTGTCGTCCTGTCCCGCCATTGATTCCCAATATCGGTTGACCAGTGCGCGGTATTCGTTGGTTTCCATCAGTGTGATTGTGCGGCTCATTGTCTTATCCCCTTGTCGTTTCTTATCATCGTGTCGCGTTGTTGCGACAAAAGTAATATGAACGACTTCGCCGAAATACACAAGAGGTATTTTGCCAATTTTTTTAAAATTGTTCTAAGTCGTGAATTAGTAGCGGTTTACAGTTTCAAGTTTTTTTCTTGAGTCGCAATCTTGACTCGAGAAAACGCTGCAAATATACCGCTGAATCATTGATTACCGATGGATTGTACGCCGACCAGTTGCGCAGATGGCCTAGCTGGAAATGACATTCTCGGCACAAACAGATCAGGTTATTCGGCTCGAGTTCAAGACTTTGATCCACGTCGAACGGGACAATATGGTGAGCCTCGAGCGTTAAGCTCGAATCGCATGCAGCACATTTTTTGCCTGCAACAAATCTGCGCCGCACGGCCTCCCATTGTGGAGACCGTGGAGTCAATGACGATAGGAAAAACGCGCCCCAATTGATCACGTTATGATCCAAATTTGTTGACTAGCAATTTCAACACGATCGACAACACAAGGCCCCATGGAAACAGTCCTTGTGCAACCTGACCAGGCTCGACCGAATTGATAGCCATTTCGATTACGCTGGCATCGTCCAGCACGCTGGTCGAGCCGGAGATGACCGGCCCGCCGCCCAACGTCTGGCTGAGTGCATAGCCAGCAACGCACCAGCACGCATGCGCGCTAGCGGGTACGTCAAGCGGCTGGCCCCGCACAAGGTCCAGCACAATCGTCAACGCTTCTCGCGGAAACTCTGTTGGATAAGGAATCAACATATCAAATTCTCCAGTCGAGTCGTGAAGGAAAACCGGAAACATTGGAAAACGCCCAAGAGTCGCCTTGCCTGAGCATATAGTCAATCGTTGAATCGTCAGCCCAAAAGCCGCCGCTAGGCGGATCGCCAGCGCCAACGGGACCGCTATTATAATCTGGCCCCCACGAATTCATAATGAACCCGCCAGGCCTTTTTGTTTGATACCCGATCAATGCCATGCAATGGTTCCACACGCCACTAGCGGCGGCAAAACCGTCTTTGTCGCGCGCCGATTTAAAACCCCGATTACTGCATATTGCAATACCATAACCGCTAGCCAATGCCTTGCGCGCTGACGCCCAATCTCGAACTAACGTAATTGCGCCGACAAGATGTTCCCGGCATTTTGGCTCAAGATCATCAGGTATGCCAGTGTTACCCCATTCTTTGCAAAGCTTAACAGAGTAATCGCCTAAATCATATTTACCATGAATCCCGCGATTGATTACTCCATATTGTCGCGCGCATTCTGCCGCCCACGCTCCAACAGATCCATCGCCATTTTTAATGCGGCCTTTACCAATCTCGACTCGAGAACCCCCGTATATTTGTTCTTGCACCAAATTTGGAACCCTAGTACTTTGAGCCGCAAGAGTTGCTTCAATTGCGCAAGCCGTGCCAAAACCAACGCATGATCCAATGGATCC